CGCCGGGTTTGGGGATGATTTCGATAATGGTCCTGTTGTACTCGCGGAGGTTGCGGTATTGGATTGTGTTGGCGGTGTTGTAACAGTCGGACAGGAAAGAACCTGACACCGGCTCTATGTTCTCACGGGGTATGAGGGTTGGTGCGCCTGTCTTCGACAGCTCGACGACGGAGTATCCGTAGAAAAGAGACTCAATGGTGTATTGTGCAAGGGTCTCGTAGATGCCGCTGTCCTTGAAGAGTGCGGTCGCCTTCTCGTCGGTGGTGCCGTCTTGGGTGATGATGTCGAAATCTGCGCCCTTGGTCTTGCCGATGCGGAGAGTGTCGATCTGCGAGGACATAAGGGCATCTTGCATCACGTCCTTGTATAGGAACTGCAAGAGGTACTGCGCGGGTGCAGCGGTGGATGTTGCAAGGAGCTGCGCCTGTTTCCAGTCTTGGATGTCCTTGCGGACTATGGACTGCTGGCGGCGGATTATGGAGGAGATAAGGGAGTTCATGGGGATTTTGGGATTTGTTGAGTTGTTGATTTGTTGATTTTGTGATTTTGTGATTGGGAGTTATAGGGAGTGTGAGAATTTTTGGTTGGAGCCGAATTTTATGACGAGTCCGATGTTGCCGTCGTGGTCGGTGCGGAGGGGCAGGTCGGGCGTGTTCTTGCCGTCGCGGACGCCTTCGAGCCATTCGATGACACGGTCGTAACGCTCGCGCCAAGTCTCGTAGAGGGTTTCGGCGGAGCAAAGTTTGAGGAGTTCCCACACGGCGACAACCTTGCAATATTCGAGGATGAGGGCGTTGCGGTTGCTGCCCTCGGCTGCGAAGATGGCGTCGGTGTCGTAACGGTTGCGGAGGTATGATTTTACCTGCTCTATGCCGACGGCTATGCACTGGGAGAGTGCGGTGTCGTCGTTGTCGGCAATTTCGTCGATGACGTGCTCGTACATTGCCGTGTTGAAGTCGATTTTTTCGAGGAACATGGGGGAAGATTTATTGATTTATTGATTTATTGATTTGTTGATTTGTTGAGTTGTTGATTGAGTGATTGGGTGATTACCAGCGGCGGGATTTGCGGGGCTGGGCGACGTAGCGGTTTGCCTTTTTGCGCTTGACGTTGGAAAGTAGCCAGATGGCACCTTCGAGGGCGTCGGGAGCGTCGTCGTTGATACGCGAGCCACGCTGGAATCCGAGGAGCTGGTTTTCGAGGACTTGGAATCCTTGGGAGTCCTTGTCCTTCTCATTGAGGATGACGAGACCGCGCTCGAAAAGCGGCTGCATCGCCTCAATGCGTGCGAACTTGTCGGGCTTTTTGCGGCGGTCGCCGAGTATAGGGATCTGCAATCCACGGCGGTCGCCTTCCTTCCGGAACTCGTCGAGGAGTGAATCTTGAATGAAGTTTGCCTCCATATAGTAGCGGCACGCACCGTCGCCGATGAAGTCGCGGATGATGTAGTGCCATTCGACCATAGAGGAGACCTTGGTCTGGTCGGCGAAAGCCTTCAAGACGTGATACTCGCCGGTCTTGGTGAGAGCGACGAGCATAGTCGCCTTGTAGTCGTTTTTGGACGTGTCCTTAAAAGACGGGTCGGTATAGCATACAATGGCGCGGTAGTCCCGGATTGGGAGCATCTTGCCATAGCGGATGTATTTCTTCTCGAACACCGCACCCTCGACGACGGGGTTGTTCATGTATTCCTTTTGGAAAAGCAGCTCTCCCATCTCCTCGCGGAGGGACTGTATCTCGGCTGTGGTGTAGTTTTCGGGCCATGATGGCTCTCCCTTACGGGTGAGCGCATTGACAACAGTATGGTAGAAGTGTGGCTTTTCGGCAATCTCGCTGAGGACGGATTTTTGTCCGATGCGGTTGCCGACGAGCACGAACCTGCCGCGCCCCATAGCCATAGTGCCGAGGAGGGCGGACATACACCAGCGCACACACTCGTCGATGCGTCGGGGGTTGCGCACCATATCGTCGTCGTCGATGTCGTCGATGGAGATGTAATTGACGCGGATGCCCTTCTTTTTGATACCACGGGGCGACTGACCGCGACCGAGGGCGACGAACATAGAGCCGTCGCCGGTGACGAACTCGCCGTCTGTCCACAAGCCGTTGGTCTTCTGAGTGCCGAAATCGTGGATGTATAGCTCGTTGGCTTCGAGTTCCGCCTGCATGTCGGAGAGGAGACGCTTTGCGGAGTCCTGCGACTTGGAGACGAGAATCATGACAAGAGGTTCTGCGTCGGACTGGATTTTGAGCCAAAGGGGAATCATCAGGGACAAGTGGGAAGACTTGGCGTGGCCTCGCGCCCACTCGAATACGGCGCGGGCGCGGTGGTTGTCGCGGATGTACTTCGCGGCGTCAATCTGGAACTTGCCGCACTTGGATTTGGCGAGGTGCGGGAAGTAGGTCGCGACAAAAAAGGCATAGTCTTTCCGCGCCCGCTCGATGCGCTTGTTGGTGTCTTCGATCGAGAGGCAGAAATCCTTGGTGGCAGTGGTGACGGTCTGCAAATACCGCAGATGCTCGTAATACTTTTCTAACGCCTTCTTGTCGTCGTTCATGGCTAATGCAATTATGAATTACGAATTATGAATTACGAATTGATTGTAAGTTCCTCGATGTACTTCTGGTGGTAGTTGGTGATGAACTTGAACTGCTCGTCGGTGAGATCCTTGTCAAATTGTTTGCGGTTGGCGAGCCAGCGATCGAGCGCGATGATGACGTCGATGATGGTGGCCTTGGTGACGCTTTTGTTGATGCGCTCTGCGGACGCCATAATCTTGCAAAGATTGTCGGTGCACTGTGCGAGGAGCTTGATGTCCACGTCGTCCTTAGTGGTGAGCTTGACAATCTGGTCGGTCATGCGCTTGGCAGCCGCCATGAGGGAGTTGGATAGTTCCTGAGTGGAAGTGTTCTGCGCCTCGCGCTGGGTCTGCCAGTTTTCCTTGATAGCCCACTTTGAGACGGTGGTCTCCGAAATGCCGACAGTGGCGGCGATGGACTTCTGTGGCTCGCCCGACATAAACAGGCGGAAGGCGTAGCCCTTGCGGAGTTCTATTTCTTGTTTGGTCATTTGGGTGTTGCTTTTTTTATAACGGATTAACGGGTTGACGTGTTAACTGGTTATAGTATGTTAAAATATGGTGCAAAATTGGGGTAAGTGGGGCATTTTTGGAAAAAGTATGTAATTGGTTTACACACATTTTCGGTGTGGCGGGGATGGTGGGTAATTTTGCAGTGCGTTCAAAACAAAAGCCTGGGAACGGTGCGGCTTGGACGCGAGCCCTCACGGAGACACGGAGGGCACGGAGAAAAGAAAAGCCGCGCCGTGTTTTTTTAGGAAAGAGGAACGAGGAGAGAGAAATCTCCAAATCGACAAATCAACCAATCAACAAATGAGAATAGTATTATGCGATAGTGGCACGGTAAACAGCTACGGATTCAGGACTGCATTGGAGGGGATAGACCTCTCGCGATTCAGGAAGAACCCGGTGATGCTTTACAACCACGACCCCGAAAGAGTGATAGGCAAATGGACGAATGTGGACATCGAAGAAACGGACGGACGTCCGTCTCAACTGACCGCAGTGCCGGTGTTTGACATGGACGATCCTTTTGCCGCCGAGATAGCACGGAAGGTGGAAGGCGGTTTTATCAAAGGATGCTCGATGGGCATAATGATAAAGGCGATGGCAACCGATGAGAACGGCGTGAACGTGGCGACAAAGAGCGTGCTGCTCGAAGCGTCGATAGTGAGCATCCCGGCAGACGAAAACGCCCTCGTGGTATATGGGGACGAAGACAGAAAAAAGCAACTCAGTATAAACGAATTTAACACTCTCTACTACAAAATGGAAACAAAAGAAAAGACACAGGGCGTGCCGGAGGGTACAGAGGTGCAGGCAGAGAGCACCGAAGTAGTGACACTCCGCGCACAGGTGGCAGACAAGGACGCGCAGATCGCGGAACTCACCCAACAGGTGGACAACCTCAGGAAAGACCTCGCCGAGCGCGAATACCACGAGGCAGAAGCATTTGTGGA